ATTTTAATTTGTGACATTTTTTTATCAAAATCGGCAGCCTTAATTGACATTCCCGCCAATTCTTCGGCGGTCATACCCATAGCCTCAGCGACTTCCCTTAATCTTCTTTTTGACCCTGGCATTATTTCAAACTTACCTGTCTGCTCATTAAATTTGGTAAATTCTTTTGATATGTTTACAATTTCATTTTGTAAGGCTTGAGGGTCATTTTGAGCCATATCCATCGCTCTTAACGGATCTAGTAATCCACTACTTGTTACCCCTAATCTTTGTAGTGCGGCAGACATATCAATTGCCTTTTCAGGTGAGAACAAATCGTCCGCAATCTTAAATACTTTACCCATATCAATCCCTAATCGAGATGCTTGAGCCGCCATTTTAGCTAGCCCGTTAACACCTCCGTCGAAGTTGAACGTGTTTAATTTACCTAAATTCCCAACAACTCCCGCAGAAACCGCACTTACCGAAACACCAACACTTCTAGCGTAATTAGCAACTTCCTTCATTTGGTCACCAACATCATACATTGAGACACCAACATTTCTAAATTCTTGAGCTAACTTTCCAACGTCTTGACCTGACACTTTTGCCGCTGCGGACATTTCAACAATTGCTTCAGTCCCCAAACTAGCAGCACCGCCCATTTCTTTGGCGATCGCCCCATAATTTTCAGCAACCTTAGTTTGGTCAATACCCATCTTAACCAATTCAGGTGAAGCATCGGCAATAACTTGTTTAAATTCTTCAATCCTACCTCTTGCAACACCAAAACTATTTGCAACATCCTGAGCTTGTCCCTCCAATAATTGTATTGATCCATCTAAAGCCCCTTCACTAAGGAAAGAACTTGCGGCACTGGCTAACTTGCCAAAAATATTAGGTAATGAATCTATACCAATGGAATATTTTTTAATGTATTCGTCATTGGACTTTAGGGATTTTTCTTGGAAACTTTTTTGTTCCTTTTCCCATTTTTGATATTTATCGTATTCGGCTTTATCGACTTCTTTTTTATTCCGACCAATTCTATTACCAATTCCCATTGTAATTCTTTATCTTATAAATATTTTATTGTTTGTTTTGGGTTTCCTCAACAAACTTATTAATCAAATATTTTCTAGCATAAGTCGGTATTCTCATAAACTCTGAGTATTGAGTTCTGAAAATTTTAGAGAAATAATAAAATTCATCAAGAATTGTTATCTTATATTGCGAAGAAAGGCCGAAAAAACTCCACCCCAAAAGCAACATCGACTACTGCTTTTTCTCCTGACGGGGCGATAACTTCTTTTTTTAAATCTAATCTTGGTTCATTATCTAATACAAATTTTCTAATGAATTTAGAATCCCCAATCGGCATACTTTCCACAAATGTGGAAATATTAACTCTATCATCATTACCGTCAATACTAACAATATGTTTGTTTAATCTTGTGGTAATTGTCGGAGCAACTCTTTCAGAGGGATACGATTTAATGATTCTCTCAATTTCCATTCTATCAGCCAACGATAATAACTTTAAAGTTACTTTTCTTTTTGATACAGGTAATTCAGTGTTGAAGAATCCATTCTCGTCTACTTGGTGTTCTGTTTTTTTGTAATTTAATTCATCTAACATTATTGACGCAACAAAAGTTTCTTCTGTTTTCGGATCAACAAGTGTTAACCTATACTCAGGTCCAAACGCGGTATTTCTTAAGAAAAGTAATATAGCCTCAACATCTCCATCAAGAAGTTCTTCAGGTCTTAAATCTTTTTCATAAAGTTTGTTTCGCAATAAAGGTAAGATAATTGATTCGGTAATATTTTTTCTACCATCAAAATCTGAAAGGATATTTTCATCCACCGCAGTTAAGTAACCAACTTTAATTGATTTTTTCTTTGATTTGTAGAACACCCCTTGCGTTGGTAATTGTATTACATCGTGTGGGAGGCTAAACCCTTCTTGACCTGCTGCATATATATCTTGCTCCATAATAGTTTTTGTTTTAATAATAGTTGTGGCGAAGTTATAGTAAAGATAATTCTTTCTTAAGTTCTGATATGACCCATTCAGGTCTTTCATTTATATCTTTTTCCCAATATCTAAGTAATTTTATTCCGTGATTTTGACATAATTCATCTTTAAATAGATCATTTTTTTTTGTCATTTTTTGAGACTCGTATAACATTTCGGAATGTTTTGTATTGGGGTTGGAGTGGTAAAAATCTCCATCAACTTCTATTAATATGTCTTTGTTTTTAATTTTAAAATCAAATAATCTTTTTTTAAATTCAAATTGAATCTCAAATTCAACACCAATTAAATTTAACATCATTTCAAACTTAATTTCTAATTTAGTTTTTTTATTAGATTGTTTTGATTTTAACCACATAATTCTTTTATTTGATGAATTTTCTCTAAGTTGTGGGTTACCTTCGTATCTTTTCTTTTGAGTAATTGATAATTTACGTTTAGATTCCTCAGATTTTGGTTTTCCTTTTAATTTTTTAGATATTTTTTTACCTCTTTCTTTATTGTTTTTCAATTTATCCTTAATACCCTCAATTTTTTTTATTGTCTCCGGTGTTTTATCTTCCCACCAACCTTTATACTTTCCTTCTTCCCAATTTTTCTTTTGGGTCTTAATTGCCTTTTGATGAGTTTCAGGATTTTTGTGGTAATTATTTTTACCGGGTACTCTATTATGGTGTGATTGGACGAATTTAGAATACCCCTTAACTACCGATATAAAACTAGGTATTTCACCACAACCACACTCACATTTAGGTTTTACACCATTTAAAACGTAATTAAGATAAATTTTTTCAGAAGAAATATTATGTTTCTGAATGGAGTGTGACCTTAACGAATTAATGTTACCACATTCTTTTTGACATATTTTACAAATAAAAATTCCCATACATATAAATATATGGGAATTTACAATATTGTAAATGGTTAGGTATATTTTAGTAGTACCTAAAAAAAATCAATACACAAGGATACATCTATCCATTTGGATAGTAGAAGTGATTCCTGCAATGTTATCACTATTGTAAGCTAACGAACCTCCATCGTATCCTGTTAAGAAAGATCCTTCTAAAATCCATTTCTCAACAACAACTCCTGTTGGGTCTAACATCTCAAGGTCAACATTTTTCTTGTAACCAGCGGCATAACCCATACGTCCTGTAACTGACTCAGCACATAAACGAATCCATTCCATAACCGCTTGTGAAGCTGAAGGTCCGATCGGGTCACGGAATTTTACCGTAAGTGGTTCCCATTTAAATCTACCCGCAACAAATGTTGAAGTATTCAAGAATTCAATCTCTTTTGATGCGATAGTCATCTTAGGTCTTGCGAATGATTCAACATACCACTCATTAATACCAAGTGATGATGGAAATCTTAAAATCCATCGGTTTTCTCTTTTCGGTTCGTAAGGAATCGGCATTTTCATTAACAAATCAGCCATATCTATTTTTTTTTACTTTTGTTTTATTTTTTATTATAAATAGTATGAAATAAAAATTTTTCTATTTACTTCAAATATTTTTTGGGTTATACATTTACTAGGCCTAGAATTTATTAATATTTAGTTTTCTTTCCTTTAGTAGTATGATATATATCTAATCCTTCTTCATCACTAAAATGCTTCTTCATAGCTTGTACATTTCTTAAGTCATCATCTGAAAAGCCTACATTAGGTACAAAGTAATTACTTATCTTGTTTTTCATAAATGCCTTTTCTTGTAATTGTCTAGAAAGGTCTTGAACATAAGTCATAAATCCTTTCATTGCTTTTACTTTTGACTCTTCAGGGTTGGTAGCCGAACCTTCTCCGAAACTTACAGGGTGATATTTGTTCATATCTAAATAAGTTCTTACTAATTCGTCATCACTTAAATCTTCTTCATCTGCCAACTCTCGATATTTTCTTAAGTTTTTAACCAATTCTTTTTCACTTATTCCGTGTTTGTTTTTCTTGATTAAATTGTAAACCGCATTTTTAAGAACTGAAGGTGTGTGACCTCTAGCTGTGATAATTGAGAATATTGATCCGTTATTAACCGCCTCAACAAAATCACTCCATGCAGGACCTGTAGGAGCTTTCATCGCGTCCTTTAAGAACTGATTATCACCCGGGACATTAAAGTCCCTAAAAGGGTTCTCATCGAACGATACGATAGTGTGTCCTTCATACTCAAAAGGTTCTTTACCGATTTCGGTTCTATACTCTGCAAAATCTTCCGTCGACATACCAACACTTTTTCCTTTATCGTCTTTAAGATAAATTTTAGTTGGCATATACATTAGATTATCATCCCAGTCAAAAGCATAATACTTCATTGTAGGTTTCATTTGATCGTGAATGATCTCAGATATAACTTCTCTAACAATTTTTTTGTAATTCATATTAATAAATATCACCATAAATAAAAAAAGGGGAACTTTCGTCCCCCTTTGTATTTGAATAATAAACCATCTTATATATTCTCAAACGATGCTCCTGTTGGAGTAATGTAGAATGTGATGTCGATGAACTCAAGAGATCTTGTAGGTTTGATGTAAATCTTACCTGTCAATTGATTTCTATCAATATCCTCAGGACTTGAAGAAACCGTTACTCTAAAGTCGTAAAGACCTCTATCTCTTCTGATTGCATCTAAGATTGGATTCACCGCGTTTAAGAAGTCCTGTCTTACTTGTGCGTCGTTTTGTTCAAACAATAATCTTACAGACACCGCTGAAATTAATTTACGAGCTTGTAATAACAATCTTCTAACGTTGATTCTATCAAGTGCAGATTCTCTAACTTGAAGAGTTTTATTACCCCAAATTACCGTACCAACATCAGAGAAGGTTGCGATTGGGTTAATTCTACCAACATATAGAATGTCTCTATCTTCTTGAGTTAACTTCTTACGAGCTTTAACACAATTAACAATACCACGAGTGTAACCTGCCGCCGCGAACCAAGGGAATGCGATGTTATCGGTTAACGCCAAGTTTCTTGTTACCTCAGCCGTTGGTGGAATATAGATTTGAGTGTTGTTAACGCTGTCACGAGTTAATACCCAAGGGTAGTAAGTTGCCGTGTAGTTAGAGTCAATACCTGTGTTATCTAAATTATCAACCGCTTCTGTTGGGTAAATAAATCCGTCAATACCTGTTGTTGTTGGTAAATACAAATCATAATCAGGAGTTGTACACACATAAAGTGAATCCGCTCTACTGAATTCGATCATATTAATTGCCGACTCAACCAAGTTACTATTATTAACATAATCAATACCAGGGGTAACGAATACATTAATGTTTGTTGCCTCAGGGTTAGCGAATGTTTGTTGACCCAATAGGTATGCGTAATAATCTGAATTCGCCCAATTCTGAGTACCATCACCAAGAGAAATCTGTTTAAATGCTCCCCATCCTGTTGCGTTAGGGTATCTAGTTGATGGACAAGATCCACGTAAGAACCCTCTTCTACCGATTTCGAATTCGTCCGTGTTAGTTCTCCACTCTCTATAGATGTCCCATCCGTCAAATCCACCTTGTACTAAGAATGTAAATTTACGTGCGAATAATCTGTAGTAAGCATTTGTTGGTAATTCAGGATCTGTAATGAACGGTGAGTTACCACAAATAAATCTTGTTTGACCACTTGTTGAGAACTCAGGTCCGATTGTTAATCCACTAGCGTTAACATCCATATGGAAACCTGCTGACCTGTAATTAAATGGTAAACCATCTATATCACAAGTGTTGTTTGGATTTCTCTTACCAACATA